GATCGCACCTGCTGCCTTCGACCCGACATTGCCGCCACGAGTGGCTGAGGGCTGGCAGCAGGAGGCGAAGCGCAAGGCTCGAGAGTGGCTAGAGGAGGTAAAGCGAATTGAGCTACACCATCGCCCTGATTGATCCCGAGACGTTCGAGGACGTCACCAGTCGAGAGCCGGCATCGCTCGATCATGACGAGTACACGGCGGTCGGCCTGAGAGCCCTCAAGCCGTTCACCACGTCGCTGGCCTGTGTGGTCAACGGCGACTATCGGAAGATCGTTCACATGCAGCAGCCAGTGGGTTGCCGAGAGACTGAGCGAGAGTGGAAGCGGTTCTGCGTAGCCGTTCGTGCCGTCGTGCTCGGAGAGGAAACGCTGTCCGAGCGAGCCGACCGGTACCGTCGACTGCTCCTGTGTCATGGGATAGACCCCGATGAGAGATGACTGGCTTGACAGCGCGCTGGCAATGTGCGGCCAGAAAGCAGCGTTCTACTCGGGGGCTCGAAAGATCCTCCGAGGACGCTCTGTCCTTTACCGAAACTGGGAGAATGATCTGACGCTGGCGGACTGCGGGTACACCAAGTCCAAGATGACGATGCTCCACAAGTACTACCTGCACGAGGAGTCTCGCGCTGAGGCAATGCGTCAGTGGGAGGCAAGACTCGGCAAGGCCAAGTACGGCAGCGTTGGATTTCATACGTACAACCATCTAGTCAAGGGGCACGAGGGCTCGTCGAAGCGAGCCAGCGTCATGGGCCCGTGCATTCAATCCGTCTGCCTGACACTGCAGAATAACAAACGGACGGGGATTGACATCTTCTACAGGACTACGGAATACTTCAAGAAGTTCCCGGCGGACCTGGTGTTCGTTCGGGACGTGCTGCTGGAGGGCTTCGAGCTGGACGTGGAGTCCGTGCGCTTTCACTTCGCCAATATCACGCTTCACCCGATGTACTTCGTCACGATCATCCCGTTGCTCGACCACCCTGTGGCAGATCTTGAGGACATCAGGAGTCGGGACAAGTACTTTTTCGACTGGATCGTGAAGTGGACTGCTCGCTATCTGTGCCCAGAGCACAATCGCGGCATTGCGAAGTTTGCTCAGGCGATGCGAGTGCACGACGACGCTCACAGCCGGATCGAGAAATCTCAGCTGAGATCGCTCATCAAGTATTTGAACGATCACCACCCTGGCTATAGGAAAGAGTACGTAGACCCAGACGAGGATGATGAATGATCACCGACCGCAACTTTCAGAACCTGATGGCCCGCGTAAAGCAAGATATGTACGCCAACGGCAGGCAGGCCAAGCCGATGCACTGGCAGGGCATGAACGTCGCCAACCGACCAGAGATGAAAACCTACGAGCTGATGCACTTCAACTGCAAGGTGCCGCTCCAAGGTATCGAAGACCTGACCCACTGGCGAAAGGACATTCAGCCTAACCTCCCGTGGGCCGACGCCCATTTCCTCGAGCGTGTCTGCGGCGCTCCTATCAACCCGGGTGTGGAGTGGGAGAACTGGCCCTGGGGTAACAGCGCGGATCGTTTCAGGAGCGATGAGCAATTCAACCACAACTACATGGAGCGATATTGGCCACGCTACGCCGGCGTGGTGACTGCTCCGACCCGCACTCCGGAGGACTGGGATGCTGGCTTCATGGAGCTGGACAACCCTGTCGGCCACTACGGTATCCGTGCTCGATACGGCGATCTTCGCGATCTGCTCAACCTGCTTGTGCGAGATCCTCAGACGAGGCAAGCATGGCTGCCTATCTACTTCCCGGAAGACGTTTCGCTGGGGCCGACCCACCGGAAGCCCTGCACCCTCGGCTACCAGTTCATCATGCGAGAAGGTCGACTGGACGTATACTACCCGCTCCGATCCTGTGACTTCATCAGGCACTTCCGGGACGATATCTACCTCACAATTCGACTGTTGCTGTGGGTGCTCGAGCAGCTGAGGATCGACGACGAGCTCTGGCACGACGTGAAGCCCGGCCTCTACGTCATGCACTGCACCAGCCTCCACATCTTCGAGAATGACTGGTATGCCCTCTATGGCAAAAAGCCGTAAGTACTCCGTCGCCGGCTCTAAGCCCAACTGGACGCAGGAGGAGGACGACCTCCTTCGACGTCTATGGGCCACAGGGATGGGAGCTAAGCAAGTCGCACTGTACATGGAGGGTCGTTCGTGGAGTGCGGTCAAGAAGCGTAGGATGGCACTGGGGCTTCCTCGCAAGAGGGAGGTCGAGACCAAGGACCAGTCTCTCCGGGTCAACCTGACGGAGCGAGAGTACTGGCAAGTTCGTCAACGCGCCGCCTCTCGGGGACTCACTGTGGCTGAGTACCTGAGACAGCTTATAAGGGCTGACCATGAGGATAAGTAGACCCTCCATGCTCATGGAGATCGCTCACGTAGTCTCCAAGCGGAGTACGTGCTTCCGCCTCAATGTGGGAGCTGTGGTAGTCGTACAGAACCGCATCGTGAGCATAGGCTATAACGGTGCGCCTCCTGGCGCTCCGCACTGTACGGGCAACCTATGCCCTGGAAAGAATAGCTGTCACGAGACGATCCACGCGGAAGTCAACGCGCTGGACTACGTCCCGCCGTCACTGTGGGGCTCGATCAAGGACTTGTACGTCACGGACAGCCCGTGCCAGAATTGCCTCGAGTACGTTGGCTCTCGGTACGTCAGCCGCCTGTTCTTCGACCGGCTCTACCGCCACCATGATCACCTGCTCAAATACCCCCAGTTCTTCCCGGGCGGCATTTATCAGGTGACTCCTTCGGGATACGTGATAGACTGGCGAACGAAGGAGATCGTTGATGAGAAGTGAGGAGTGCAAGCTCTGTAAGCTTCACCAGACGTGCCAGACGGTCGGCCTCATGGGTACGGGGCCGACTCCCTGCGATATCATGATAGTGGGCGAAGCTCCCGGAAGGAGAGAGGATGAGGGAGGAGAGCCCTTCATCGGGAAGGCCGGTCAGCTGCTGACGGAGATCCTGGCATCCTACGGCATCAGTCGCAAGAGAGTCTACATCACTAACGCAGTCCACTGCCGCCCTCCTGACAATCGAACACCCACCAAAAGCGAGATCAAGAAGTGCAAGGCCTGGCTTGACTACGAGATCCAGAAGGTAAGGCCGAAGTTCGTCCTGCTCCTCGGAAACACGCCACTCATGTCGATCACCGGGTCTTCCGGCATCAGCACTCGACGGGGCAGGCCATTCGAGCAGGACGGCATCATCTATCTGCCAACGTTTCACCCGGCATTCGCTCTGCGGGATCCTACTCAGACCCACTTTATAGAGAGCGACGTTCGGCTGCTATGCGAGATTGTGAAGGCGGGTGAGATACCTCGCGAGGAGAAGCTCAGGCCTAACCTTGTCAGGACCACAGCTGACTTCAAGAGGATGCTAGCCGCTCTTCGCGGCATCGTGTCCTTCGACATTGAGACCACGTGCCTCTACCCCTGGCAGAAGACTGAGCTCAAGACCGTAGCCGGCAAGCCCACCTACGTTGATGCTCCGGCCAAGATCACGATGATCGGCTTCGGCACAAGCGTCGGCGAGTTCTCTCTACCCCTTCATCATCTGGAGTCTCCCTTCAGCGAGGAGGCTATCGACCAGATGATCCACGAGATAGACCGCACCCTCGAGGAGTATGAGGTCGAGCTCGCGGTCCACAATGGCAAGTTCGATGGCCTGTGGATGTGGGTTCACTACGCAGTGAAGTGGTATCAGCGGATGGTCTTCGACACGATGCTGGCTCACTACGCCCTAGACGAGAATAGTCGTCATGGGCTGAAGGAGCTGGCCATGAAGTTCTGCGGTGCCCCCGACTGGGATATCGACAAAGACAAGAAGCGTGGCAACACTTCGCTGGAGAAGCTAGCGTTGTATCACGCTCATGACCTGTACTATACGCTTGACCTAAGGCGCAAGTTCCGCAAGATGCTGTTGAAGGACCCGGAGAGCCATCAGGTCTTCATGAAGATACTCATGCCCTGCGCCAGGATGTTCACTGAGATCGAGTACAGTGGCATCTACATCGACCACACGAAATTCGACGAGGCTGAGGAAGTCCTCCGCAAGCTAAAGGACGAGGCTGAGCAGGAGCTCAAGCAGTGGGGCGATATCAACTGGGGTTCGACTGCTCAGCTTAGCGATCTGCTCTACAACCAGCTGAAAATCCCTGTGGTCGAGAAGACCAAGACTGGGGCGCCGTCGTGCAGCGAGTCTGCGCTCAACCAGATAGACCACCCATGCGTCGGGGCGCTGATCAGGTATCGTGGGGCCAAGCAGCAGCTGTCGTTCTTCATTGATGGCTGGAAGCCCTTCATTCACTGGAGGCGCATCAAGGGCGAGAAGCACGCCTTCCTTCACCCGTCGTTCAAGCTGCACGGCACCGTGACCGGTCGGCTGTCCTGCGAGCACCCCAACCTTCAGCAAGTTCCCCGGGATCCTCGCATCCGGACGTTGATCACTGCCCCGCCAGGCTGGACACTGATCGAGTGCGACCTTAGCCAGATCGAGCTACGTGTGGCTGCTGAGCTAGCCAACGAGCGAACACTCTTGCAGGTCTTCTATAATGACGGAGACCCACACTGGACTACGGTTATCCGCTCTCTAGAACGAGGGGCGGGTGGTGAGTACCTGGAGGTAATGAATGAAACCGCGGCAATGTTTCTTGTGTCAATCGGCCTACCTCCCGACGGGACCGGCGCAAAAATACTGCTTGACCTGTGGCGAGCAGCGAAAGAGAGAGTTGGTGCGGCGCAACTCCTACAATCATGCTATAAGGAGTGGTCGAATAAAGAGTCCAGGTTGCGGCAGCGGTGGCAATCAGAGGAACAGCTTAAATCCCTACTGGAAAGGGGGTGGCCCGATCTGGGCGAGAAAGTTCAGGGGAACGTGCTGCGAGCGCTGCGGGTCTACTTCGAACACCTGTCTTCATCACAAGAACGGAAACAGGAAAAACAACCACGTATCCAATTTGGAGACGTTGTGTCGATCCTGTCATGCCTCGGAGCATCAGTTGCAGAAGAATTTCGCAAGGAGTGGAAAGAGCTGAGGAAGAAAGCAAAGGCTGAGAACTTCGGGTTTTTATACGGAATGTGGTGGAAGAAGTTTCTCGTCTACGCTCGGGATAACTATGGAGTCAATCTGACAGAAACGCAAGCCCAAGAAAGTCGAGAGTCCTTCTTTGCCTTGTACGTAGACCTTCCTCAGTGGCACAACAAGCAGCGGCACTTCGCCCGTCGCAACGGCTACGTTCGGTCGCTGTCTGGCCGGAAGCGTCGGCTGCCCAACGCGATGCTGATGGAGGACACGCCACAGAGGAGGGAGGCCGAGCGTCAGGCGATCAACTCGCCTGTGCAGTCATTCGCCAACGATATCAACCTAATGTCGGCTATTCAGCTTCGAAAGGAGTATGGACTAGACAAGGTTCGTATTGTCGGCACTGTCCATGACGCCATCCTAGCGATGGTCAAGGATGAGTACCTGCCCGAAGTCATGCGTCGACTGCTGACCATCATGACGAGGCCCAAGCTCTTCGACGACTTTGACATTCAGCTCAAGGTCCCAGTCCTCGCGGACGGCAAGGTCGGACCCTGGGGCGCTGGAATTTCACTAGAGAAGTGGGAGAAAGCCAATGCTGTTCAAAGTAAATGATCCCGTGATGAAGGTGGGAGGAGACTACCAGATCCGAGGCGTTGTGGTAGCTCGCTTCAATCTGTACGAGGGCCTGCCGCACGAGCCGGCTGCTCGCTACGTCGTTCGTCACGAGGCGGCGGGAGGAGGTTACTTCCTGCACGTCTACTCGGAGAAGAACCTGGCTCACGCCGAAGAGCCGACGATCTATGCTGACGCCAGGATGGCTGACGGCACCTGGCTACCGGGAGCGTTCGATGAGACTTGAGATAACACGAGAAGAGGCTCAGATACTTGAGTCTATGCTAGACAAGGTAGAAGAGACCGCTGATAACCTAGCAGGAGCAATGAATGGCCCGGGCAAAGAAGTCTTCCTCCACAGAGCCAGAGTCCTCGGCGACCTCCACAGGAGGATCCAACGTTTTCTACGTGTCCCAGAGCAAGGTTAAGACCTGGCGCAGGTGTCACTACGCCTACCACCTGAGATACGTAGAGAACCTTCGGCCCAAGAAAGTGAGCCGACCGCTTCAGTTCGGCCGTCTCGTTCACGAGGCTATCGAGAAGTATGCCAACGGCGACGACTGGCAGGAAGCGCTGGACGTAGAGGCGAACACGCCAGAGCTCGAGGAGATCCTCGAGACAGCCCGTATCGTCATGACAGAGTACTTCGAACACTGGCCGGAGAAGTCGCTGGTCTACGTCAGGATGAACGGCAAGGCTGCTGAGCACGAGTTCCAGGTAGAGATCTCTGACGGCATTGTCGCCAAGGGCAAGATCGACGCTTTCGCCAAGGCCAAGGGCATGAGGTGGCTGGTCGAGCACAAGACGTTCAGCAAGATGATGAACGACGACCACCGCTGGCGTAACCTGCAGTCCTCCGTCTACATCCGTGTGGTCGACATACTAGGCTGGAAGCCCGTGGAGGGAACGATCTGGGACAACATACGGTCGAAGCCCCCGATGCGTCCCGAAGTACTCAAGTCGGGCAAGCTCAGTCAGCGACAGCTCGATACGCTCCCTACGGCAGTGCTTGAGACACTGAACGATCTAGGACTGAACCCCCGAGACTACGAACACCTGCTGGAGGGAGCGAGGCAGAACCGAGGCGAGTACTTCAAGAGAATTTTTAACCCTACAAAGCCACAGGTGGTTGATATACTCTTCGCTGACTTCATAGAGACCGCTCGGGAAATGTCCGAGCGTCACGGCAAGTCCAAGGTGAAGAGCATAGAGAACCACTGTGACTGGTGCGACTTTGAGCCTATATGCCGCGCCGAACTCCAGGGGTCAGATGTTGACTACACGAAGGAGCGAGAGTTCTATGTCGAAGAAGACGGGTGACCTGGAAACTACCCCTGTGGGCCGTGTCAAGCGGTACCGCAGCTTCGTCCTGTACGGCAGGAGCGGCACTGGAAAGACCACACTGGCATCATCGTTCCCCGGGCCTATCCTCTACCTAGACGTCCGGGATGAGGGGACTGACAGCATCGCTGACGTGAAGGACATTCACGTCAAGGAGATCGAGGCCTTCGAAGACTTCGAGGAAGTGTACTGGTGGCTGAAGAGCAATCCCAGCCGGTATAAGACAATCGTGGTTGACACGGTCAGCCAGCTGCAGCAGATAGTCGTGGAGGAAGTAGCTGCCAAGAAGAAGAAGCCGGGCAAGCGTGCCGGCGACTGGGGCAGCATGACGAAGCAGGACTGGGGCAACGTGGCCGGTCAGCTGAAGGAGTGGCTGGTCAACTATCGAGACCTATCAAAGCTCGGCATGAACATCGTCTTCATAGCCCAGGACAGGACCTTCAACCTGGATGAAGACGCGGACGATGAGCAGACGCTGTCGCCGGAAGTGGGACCCGCTCTGTCTCCCAGCGTAGTTCGCACCTTGAATGCTGCTGTCTCAGTGATCGGTAACACCTTTATCCGTCACCGTCAGATCAAGAAGGAGGTTAACGGTAAGAAAAAAATCGTCGAGAAGATGGAATATTGCTTGCGTATCGGTCCCAATCCAGTGTATGTCACCAAGGTCCGGAAGCCGAAAGGTACCCAGTCGCCGGACGTGATAGTAGACCCGACGTATGAAGATATCGTCGAGATAATCTCCGGAGATGAATAATGGCTCGTAGCACTCGCCGCAAGTCCTCGTCCCTTCGCGTCAACCTCTCGAATGTTGAGGAGCGCGTCAAGGTCCCCGAGGGCGAACATCCGATGAAAGTGCTGGAAGTGTCCAGCGAAGAGGGCCAGAACGGCACCTACCTCAAGTGGAAGTTCCTGATCACCGACGGCGAAGCCGAAAGTGGCATCGTCTACTACAACACCAGCCTGCTGCCACAGGCCCTGTGGAATCTCAAGGGGCTGCTGAGGGCTCTCCAGTATGATATCCCCGATGATGAGTTCGAGCTGCCGCTGGACGAGTTCGTCGATCTGGAGTGCGTCGGCCTCATCGAGCACGAGCTCTATGACGGCAAGAAGCAGTCGAGGCTGTCTGACTTCTGGCCCCTCGAGAAGGCCAAGCCGAAGAAGTCGACCAAGGATGAGGACGAGAAGCCGGCGAAGGGAAAGGGCCGGAAGGACGAGGAAGACGAGAAGCCTTCTCGGTCCAAGCGTGGCTCGAAGAAGTCGAAGACAGTGTCTTCGGACGAGATCGAGGACATGGACGAGGACGAGCTCGCTGACTTCGTCGACGAGCACGAGCTCGAGGTTGACCTGGACGACTACAAGACGCTTCGCAAGAAGCGCGCAGCCGTGATAGACGCCGGCCAGGAAGCAGGCATCATCGAGGATTGACCGCTCCTCGATGACAACTGGAAGCCCGGGCTCATCACCCGGGCTTTTTTCAGAGAGCGAGGATATCAAAGGTGCCGCTAGTCGTCAACAGGGAAATTGGAAATGGCTAAAAAGCCTGAGAGTCGACTACAGCGCCGGATACGTGATAGGCTTGAGAAGGAGGTCGGCGGCTGGTGGTTCAAGGTTCATGGTAGCATGTTCCAGGTCGCAGGCGTCCCCGACCTCGTGGGATGCGTTAACGGCATGTTCTTTGCGCTGGAGGTAAAGACTGAGGATGGCGACACGAGTGAGATCCAGGACGAGACGATCCGGCGTATCAAGCTCGAAGGAGGCGGCGCAACCGTCGTCGTTACGCCGAAGGAAGCTGTGGCCTTCGTCAAAGAGCACTTACGAAAAGCTGGACGACTATCAGAAGCACGCGGTCCAGTTCGTGCTCGACATCCAGACGGCGGCTCTGATCTTCGAACAAGGAACAGGAAAGACGTGGATCGCCACTGGCGTCGTCGAAGCACTCGCTGACAGCCGCTTCTCTGGGCTGCTCGTCGTTCCGCTGAATAACCTCGAGACGACATGGGTAGCCACGCTCAAGGCCCAGGTGCCACAGGTTACGCTGTGCCGGTCGCTCGACGAGTTCCTAGTCGCCCCATGCCCTCGATTGCTGCTGCTTCACTACGAGGCCGTGCCCAAGCATATCAAGAAGCTTCGCAAGCAGCGGTGGGACTTGATCGTCTATGATGAGTCTCAACGCCTGAGAGAGCGGTCATCGCTAACCTCCCGAACGGCAGCGAAGCTCGGCTCGTCCTCTGAGTACAAGGTGATCCTCACCGGCACGCCACTCGACAAAGCGCCACAGGAGTTCTGGGCTCAGTTCAGGTTCCTCAATGTAGACGTCTTCGGCAGCCGGTGGCAAGACTTCGAGGACGAGTACATGGAGCCCCTGAACTTCGACTTCACCGGGATCCCGCCGGGCTCAATGCGATGGCTGAGGAAGATGAAGCAGAGGCAGATAGCTCAGCGTCGTCGTCGCTTCAACCAGGAGAAGCTGCCACAGTTCCTGAGCGCTGTGGCCTTGTACTGCATGAGCGTCCGGGCTGACGACGTGCTGACGCTCCCGAAGCTGACGATACATGAGGAGTCTGTGCGCCTGCGAGGAACCCAGCGCGAGATCTACGAGGAGCTGGAGGGCGACTTGGTGACACGCCTCAGCGAGGAGTCTACGGTCACAGCAGCGCTCAAGGTAACCCAGATCGTCAAGCTGCGGCAGGTCTGTGGCGGCTACGTGATAGACGACACTGGCGACACAGTGGAGGTGGGGCGTGCTAAGTTGCGACGTGCCAGCTCGATCATTCACCGGATGAAGCGGGAGGGCAGGATGCCCGTCGTGGTGTTCTGCTGCTACACCGAAGAAGTTATTGCGCTGCGGGATGAGCTGGACGGGATGACGGTCGACACACTGACGGGGAAAACGAAGCATAGGCCAGAGCTGATCAGACGGTTCCAGGCTGGGGAGATTGACGTATTGATCTGTCAAATCAAGACTGGCGGGGTCGGCATTGACCTATACCGTGCCAGTGTAGCCATCATGTACTCGCTGCCGCATAGCTATATCGACTACGCTCAGGCGGTAAAACGCATCCACAGGAGGGGCCAAGAGAAAGATTGCGACGTCTTTCTTCTGTATGCCGAAGGAACTGTTGACGAGGACTGCCTTCTGGCTATAAAACGTAAAGGCAAGGTAACCGACGTGATCTTGGATCGTCTCAGGAGAAGATGAAATGGCGAAGGAAAAGGCGGAAACGCCCAAGACTGACATGAAGTACGGCATCGCCGAGCTGGCGGAGGCCGTCGGCATGGTTCCCGAGACTGTGCGGCTCAAGCTGCGCAAGCTCGGCGTTCCGAAGGCCGGCAAATCCTACGGCTGGAACACCAAGGACGAGCTCAAGGCCGTCGTGGAGAAGCTGAAGGCCGAACCGACCAAGGTGAAGGTCGAGAAGAAGGCCGAGGCGAAGCCGGCGAAGGCCGAGCCGAAGAAGGCAGTGAAGGCCGAGGCGAAGCCGGCGAAGGCCACCAAGAAGGCTGCGTGATCCCAGGACGGGATATCGCCGCCGCGCCCGTCCTCATCCGTGAGGGCGGGCTTTTTAATGGAGGCGACTATGGAGTGGATCATTTTCTTAGCATTGCTGGTTGGCGTAGCTGTGGCTATCATCGCACTTCGTGGCGATTAACCTTTCCTTAACCCGTCAGGGATAGACTGATCGGGTGAAAGGAGAAAGCCATGCTTGATCGCATCTTGTTCTGGTTCGAAGACAACGTGGAACCCGTCAGCGCCGCTTGCGCCCTCGTAAGCGTCGCCAGCTGCATCATCATCCTCTACTCGTGGGTGTATCTGAAATGTCCATGCCTCTAGGCCAACTACTCGCTGCGAACTTCTCACCGCTGCTGGTGTTCCTCACCATTGCTGCTATGGCGTCGTTCTTTGAGAGCCGAGACAATCTCAACGCGAAAGCGCAGGCGGCCATCGCCTCCTGCATCCTCATCCCTCTAACGATCACCGCGCTGGCCTACGCCACAGGATGGTTGGAGGTTGGGTGATGCTCATTCGAAGGATCAAGGACTGTACCAGGGTAGTCGGGAAGAGTCAGGGGTACCTAGGGCTGCCGGTCCGGGATATCACGGTTAACGATGCCGTGAGCGGGCCGGGCACGCCAGCGATGCAGACCGCTTGGGAGCCCACACCAGGAGAGCTGAAGCTCATCCAGGCGGGTAGCTCCATCATCCTCACAGTGTTGGGAACCTCGCACCCGCCAGTCATCTTGACGGTGGACGGGCTCTCGGAGGATGAGTCGGTGACTGCTCGGAGGATCGTCGAAGCAATGAGGGCTTATATTCAATCTATCACTGGGTACTTGCCGGCAGAGCACGCAAAGATCGGAAATGATATCGCTATGCTGGCGGCTCGCTACCTCGGGAAATAAAAAAGGCCGCACGATGGCGGCCTTTTCTTACAAAGCACAGGCTGGCTTAGGCTCGCCGGGCACTACGAGGCAAATTCTCAAGGTGTCCGGCGTTTCTGTTGGCTGCAGGCCATCGCACAGAGGCGCGTTGACCGAGCGGTAGCGGTAGATGCCTGGTAGGGGCTTCTCACCGGTCAACGTGTTCTCAGCGGGAGCTGGCACGTTGAAGTCGACAACATAGCCACCCGTGTTCACCTCGGTGTAGCCGCCGGTTATGGGCGGGAACCTCGTCCACGGCTGGCCATCCTCTCTCAGCCAGAATGATGCGATGATGCTGGGGCACAGGTGAAAGCGACGAGCCTGCAGTTCTATGGTCACCGCCTGCCCCGGCTGCACCTGTGGGTTCTTGACGTAGGCTCGGTCTATCACGAAGGCCTGGATGCCAGCGCTAGGACTGAGTGCTTCTGTGACGGCCCACCACGTCGTGAAGCCTGCGGCAGACATGAAGAGCACGCCCACCCAGGCTATAATAGCCCCGATAAGTCCTGGACGTTTCATGTCGCCCCCTTCAGCGCAAAGTAGGTGATGATCACGCTGGCAGCTGCCACACCAGCGTTTGTTACGAGGCTCCTGAAGAAGGTTCTCCAGGTAGCGTCAGCCGATGAGGCTAGCGCCAGAGCGCGCTGAAGGGACTTCACCTCGTCTCGATTGCTCAAGTCTATCCCGAGGACTAAGAACGTCTCGTGCACCGCTTCCTGAGCTGCTGCTCGAGCAATCTGTTTCACTGCTTCTCTCGTCATGCTATCGGAGTCGCTCATAGCAGCTCCCGTCCTTATGGATTGCAGAGCTCGCTCCACACGGCGTTGTGGGCCTTGACTTCAAGGATCGTTTCGTCTGTATCCCGTGAGCTCCATGTTATGGGTTGAAAGGATCTACAGGCTACGGAAGTAACTGCGCTAGTCGCGCTTATGCCCGTCGTCGTCGCGCAGCCGCTCAGGGTCAGCGTTACGACTATTAGCGTCACTACGAGCGTGATCAGCTCGGAGGACAGCCATCGAGGTGGCTTCCGCCAGCTCGAGAGCCACACGAATACGCTCTGCATCTTGGACCTGCCGACGCTCGAGGAGCGTAGCGAGTGCCCGGAGTAACCCGAGCACTGCTACGATGAGTTTGAGCGTGGTCATTCCCTTGGCTTATTCGGGACGAGATAGACCAGAACCGCTCCGATGACTCCCGAGACACTGACGATGATCTCTGTGGAGGCATACTGGGCGATGGGGGGCCACCAGATCGCGATCAAGCTGACCAGCGCGGTGAGGAACGCAACGATTGCCTTGTTGTAGTGAGCCATGGCTTACCTCTCATCAACCGAGATTGCGCCCGACGCTTCGAGATAGATGCGGCGAACGTTCGAAGGAACCGCCGTCTTGTATTGACGACGGACCGCAATGCACCGTGACTTGAGCAACCTCACGATGCAGACCATGTCCTGTTGGTTACCGCCGAGGACATGATAGCAAGAGCTGTCCTCCCCCACGTAGATGCCTACGTGACCGCCGCCACCGCGGCGAGTGAAGACAAGCACGTCACCGAGCATAGCGAGCGGGGTAGCGCTGCCCCAGTTAGCCCATGATCTGGCCCACAGGGGAGTGGCCGGAACGCTCTTCCCCGCTCGCTTGGCCACGACCGCCATGAAGAGGCCACACCAGGGAGTGAGGTCGTCCCTGTAGGTCCGGTCGAGGCCTGTCTCTTTCGCCCAGCCGATGATCACCGGGTTATCCTCGTCTCCCGGATGCTCCTTGACTCCGTACTCCTTAAGTGCCTCGATGAGCATCCTCGGGGTCGGCTCGGCGTTGAGCCATTCATATTCTTTGGGTAGCTTCACATCTTCCTCCTACGCTGAACCCAGCCAGTAGACAACGGAGGGAACGACAACGCCGGTGGCCCTAGCGATGCCCGCCACAGTGGTGAGGCCGATTGAGGTTCCCACCGCCCCAGCTGTGGCAGCCGCCTGTCCTTCAGCCGCCGAGATGCCTGCTGACACGGCGATGGAGGAGAAGGACGCCCGCGCCACGACAGACACAGCGGCAACGCCCTGCGCTGTGCCGACGGCTGACGCGAGCGCCCTTCCAGACCCGAGCACGGTCGCCGCTCCGTTGCTCGAGCCTATCGCATCGGCATACTCGGCAAAGCTGGTGAATGCCTGAGTGGTTGCCTGTCCTGTCGCCGCAGCGACCGCATCCCCATATGCCGCAAGTTGACCCGCGACAGTGGCAATACTGTCAGAACTTGCAATAGCGTCAGCATTTGACGCCCCAAGTCCTGAGGTAGTCGACGATCCCGCAGCGCTCGCGCTCGTCGAAGCGCTCGCAGCAGCGACACCAGACACGCTCGCTTGGCCCGTAGACGAAGCGACAGAGCCGGAGGCGGTGAGTCCTAGTACAGTACCCCCGGCAGTGACCGCCCAGACCGCTGAGAACGTCGCCGCGCCAACGCCGCTCACACTTGCGGCACTGACAGAACTACCTACAGCACTGAAGCTAGCAGCGGCATTGCCATTGACGCTAGCCGCGCCAGCTGCCGAACCAACAGCCTGAGCTCGAGCGCCGAACGACCCTGTAACCGTAGCCGAACCCGAGGCACTCGCTGTCGCCGCGGCACTAGCGGCAGCCAGGAAGGATGCGGTTGCCTGACCGGTGACACTGACAGTGCTATTCGCGTTAGCTCTCGCCTGAGCAGTCGCAGTCGACGAGCCCGCCGATGAGCCAACGGTGTCAAACCCGGCGGCGGCTTGGACCGACGACGAGGCAACACCAGCCGCAGAGCCAGCCGATGCTGCCTGCGCGGCAGCGATAGCCGAGACTGACGCAACGCCAGAGACATTGCCCACACCTCCTGCATGAGCAGCACCAACGCCAGAGGCAGTGGCCGAGCCAGCAGAAGTGCCCACAGACCCTGTGGCAACTTCCTTGAGGACGACGAGGAACAGGAGGTTCTCGTCGTCGCTGTCGCCGGTGTACGTGAACGACGTCGAGACCGCCGTTCCGCTGCTCGGGATCTCCTTCCACCCGACGGCGATGGCGGGGGTGCCGGCGTCGGCGTTCGAGTAGAACTGCTGGGTCGTCGGACCCGGCGCCATGATGAAGTCGTTGCTGAACACCTGATTGGTCGAGGTGTCGCAAGACCCATAGCTGTCGTTGCACCAGAAGGCGAGCGCGAGGCCGCCAGCTGCTGTCGTGTTGGCCGTCGTCGCGGTGCCGGACGTCTTGGCCGGGGTCGACAGGTTCGTCGTCGCCGTCGCCGAGACGTCGATCTCGACCTCGCCCTCGATCTCGATGAAGAAGACGTTCTCGCCGGACCCGGAGCCAGTGTAGCTCGGGTCGAAACTGCTCTCCGTACCGTCCGAGACCTTGCGGAACAGGGCGGCGCCGACGGCGGTGCCGCTGCGCTCCTGCATTTCCCGCGTCCAGCCCGTCACCGTGACGTCGGACGTCGCGTCCTTGTCTATGGCCACGAAGGCGAACAGGGTGTTACCGGACGTCGGCGTGAAGGGGATCGTCACCGCGCCGGGCGTCGGGTAGTTCGCCGCGCTGCCGCTGTTGACCACCTTGAGGGTGGTCGCTTGCACCTGCTGGATCCGCATCCCGACCCAGCCGGGCCGGACGCTCAGGCTGTTCGTCGCGACCTGAATGTTGCCGGTCGAGCCGGCGGTGTCCTTCACGGCGAGGCCGATGGACCCCGAAATGTCGGCGCCGGACGTTGTGCCGTTCGACTGGAGCCGCTTCCACGACGTCGTCGGATCGATCAGGCCGACGGTGCCGTAGCCGCTCGCGCCGCTAGCGACAGACGGATCCGTGGCGGCGTCCCAGTTCGACCATGTCGCGTTTCGGCCGGTCGACAGGAAGACAACGATGCACTCATCATCAATAGTGGTCGTGAAGTTGGCCGTGACCGGAGTCGTCGAGCCGCTACCGTTGGTGCCGGTCTGCGTCTCGACAATGTCAAACTCGTAGCCGAGGGCCGGCGCGAGCGTGATGGCGCCGCGCAGGGCGACCGTCGTGCCGCCGCGCGAGAAGGTCCAGTCCGGATCCGCGTTGCCGTAGATGTGCGACCAGACGAACTCTTTCGAGATGGCGGCGTCGCTGCCGCTGGTCGAGTTGGAGGTGGTCGGCGAATTTCCGATGGCCGTCCAGTCGCCCGACGTGACCGGCGCCGGCGTGACGCCGGCGCGCACGCCGACTCGCGCGAGGAACAGGTCACCGCGCTTGATGTTGTTCGGCTTGGTGAAGTCGAAGTCAGCCGAGCCCTGCGCGATAGTTCTGCTGTCACCGGTCTTGAGGTACCACTTCGTAGCCATATCATTGCCCCGAAAAGTTGCCGGGCGTCTTCAGCCCTACTGGCCCGGCTCAGTAGCCCCGTGGGGCAGTCGGGGTATGGCTGAAGTCAGTCTTCGGTGATAGTGCTGGTCGTCAGGATACGGGGAGTGACACCGTTGGCCAGCGCGATGTTCGGCGACAGCGCTCCCTTGTACAGCAGCTTGCCCGTCGAGCTTGCCGCCGTGCCGATGCCGAAGTGGGTCAGGGTCGCGGAGTTGCCAGACGTGCCGGCAGCGAACACGATATCCGCCACAGGAGACACCGAGTTGCCGGTGACGGTCCAGCCGCCGGTGGTTCTCGCGACAGCCACACGAGCGTAGTTGGTATAGTTGCCCGTGGAGACCTCGTTCGTCGTCTGGTTGCCGTTCTCTCCTGGATCAGCGGTGTGCAGAGAGACGTAGAGGTTGGTGAGCGGAGACGCCGATGCGTTGTCGGCAATGTTCGCGATTGCCGTGGCATTGAAGATGAGCTTGAGCAGGTCGTTCTCGAAGGTATCGCCCTTGGACATGAAAGTCTCCTTACCTGAAGTCTGCGGCGGCCAGCGCGCCGAGGATAGTGGTGCCACCGTCAATCGTGTCGAAGACAAAACAGTCGATGGCGTTCGGGTCTTGCGTGAGGTTAGGAACTCCTCCCGCGGGCCAAAGCACGTTGTTTGGCCAGGCAACGGTGTGGCCTCCCACACCATTCTGTTTGAAGTAGACCACCAGTCGCTGAGCGAAGCTGGCAGTCGGTAGCCCAGTGAAGTTCACCGTGGTCACGTCCTGATCGAGGTTCACCAGGATCGTAGACGCGACATTGAACGGGATCTGAAGCACTCCTGCAGCCGGAGCGTATGGCTGGAGAGCGTACTTCGGAACAGCGGGAGCCGGGCCCTGAGGCCCGGCTGACACCACTCGAACGATGGAAGGGCCACTGTACACATTCACTCGGACGATGGCCGGGCTAGGCATTGACGATATAGCCCTCCGAGATAACGACGTGACCGGCGGCTAGCGTCTCACGATTGCCGTCGATCACTCGGTCAAGTTCGTAGTTCGTGATGGCCCCCAGCGGCAGGGTATTCACGGTGGCCACGGGGATGCGTCCTTCCACAGTGCCAGCCGCAGCGTTGATCGTCAGCTGGGCGTGGGACAGTGCAAAGACGCTGTTTCCGTGGTACGCTCTGAACTCGATGGTAGACCCGGTCAGGTTGAACGCTGTCTGGTCAGAGTTCAGACACTCGAACTTGAACCGTAGGTCGTCCCCGTGCCTGCCGGGGAGATCACTATCCGCCATTCTTGTCTCCTTCCAGCATCTCCAGGGCGGGCCCCGCCAGCGCTACGTGGAACGCCTTGGCCACCCGCTTGCGGACCTTCACGAGGTCTTCTGGGGATAGCTCCACAGGGCCAGGAGAGTCGACGAAGAGCTTGGCGAAGCGATAGGCCTCGAGCTTCTCGTCAACCGCGGTCATCGTCTCGTCTCCCTTGAGCGGCGTCAGGAAAGACGTAGCGATGAGTTCTCCGAGGGTCCAAGCGGCTCCCTCTTCGTTCTTGGGGATCGGCTTTCCGTAAAGATCGACGATCTGGGCGTTGCTGTCAACCTTCATGTCACACCTTCTCTTCAAGGGCGCTCACGCGCTGTTCAAGCCCTGCGATCATGAACAGGGCTAGCTGATCGGCTCGCAGGCTCTGACGCTCTCGGCCATCCTCGAGCTTGTCAGAACACCACAGGCCATACCTCGAGGCATCGAGCCCCGCCGACTGGAAGGCGTAGTAGACCGCCTGGGCCGTGGGACCAACGTGGATGCGGGCATCGAGCCCCTTCTCCTCCAGCGACTGAAGCCACTGGTACTTCCCGATCATCCGAGCCATTCGCTTGGAGGCTTCAAGCTCAGGGTCAGTCAAGTACCCAAGGAGCATTTTCTCCCGAGCGTCCGAGGTGCTAATAGTACCTGTTCCCGCCCAGACAACGCTCCACCGGATACCGGTGTTTCCAAGAGTCTGGGAGTTGTCGGATCCCGGCTGAACAGAACCGCCCGTGGTGATCCTCAGTCGCTCAGTGAGAGTGCCGCCCGTGGTAGCCACGAAGAACAACAGCCTACTGGGGACCACTCCCGATGAGACGCTGCCGTCCGCCTCACCAAGGATCTGAGCGCCCCAGGTGAAGTCCGTGCCGTCGTCACCGGCGAAGGCGATTACACCTAGGTTGTCGTTTACAGCGACGGCTCCTCGAGTGCCCACAGTACCGGACATGCTCTTGGCCAGCACGAGGCGGGCATCAGAACCAGACACGGCAGCCCAGTTCACGAACATAGCGCCGGAGGTGGCAGCACCGTTGCCGTGGATCTGAAGCTCGTAGTGAGTGCTTGCCGACGAGACGCTGTTGGTGTGGTTGATGATCAGTCGACCGTTCTCTTCGAGGCGCATTGCCTCGCTGCCGCCAGCGTGAAACGCTAGCTCGTTGGAGGCAGGCACGAAGAAGCCAGTGTCTCGGTCACCGTCCAGCGACAGGAAGCCTGTGGAAGACAGGCACATATTTTCGACAGCAGTCCCCGAGCTGTTGGGAGCGGTCTTGAACACGATGCGAGCTGGCGTGTCGTTCGAGCCCCAGACCTCGTCAGCCTCTGCGACGATCTCAGCCGCAGCGCGGAACACAGTCCCATCATCGCCCAGGAACAGGATTGAGCCGATCTGGTCGTTGAGCGACAGAGTGCCTCGAGTGCCGACGGCAGTGCCACGGGACTTGCCCAGACGAAGATAAGCGGGGTTGGCATTCGCCGACCAACGCTGAACCCAGTAGCCGTTGGCGTTTGAGTCTAGAGACTGGACCTGGCTGAGCGGAGTCAACGAGGACTCGGCCACCTGAGCGACCGTGTGGCCATGAACGACAACGCCGTCTCCGTTCATGAGCCACGGAGTAACGTCGGTCGACGCCTGGTCCTCGAACAAGACCACGTTGCCAGGCCCCGTCTGAACCACACGGAGGGCATTCGTGGCATTATTGGCGATGGACCTCATCTCGCCTACCACGTCAAACGCGAAGGCAGGCGAAGCCGTATTGATGCCCACTCGGTTGCCCGACGAGTCGACATACAGCAACGAGGTATCCACAACCAGGTTGCCAGTGAGCGTCATGGTCCCCGCCACAGACACAGTCGAGCTGAAGGCGGCGGCGCCCACAACATCGAAGGTAGTAGCAGGAGTAGCCGTGCCGACGCCCACTCGGTTGTTTGTGGCGTCGATCCGGAAGGTATTGGTGTCGGCAGTCATGCTGCCAGTCAACGTCAGCCCTGTGAACGTCGGCGAGCTGCCGGTTCCCAGGCCTAGCGCAGTCCTCGCAGCGTTGACGTCCGCCGCGTTGAGGAACGTTCCCATCTCGGTGATGAACTGAGAGCCCACCGCCATCGTATTGAGAATGTCTCTCAGGTCGGACATGAGGAACGTGTAAACGCCAGACCCAGGATTGCCCAGCGTATTGTAGTCGCGGAGATCGTTGTCGATCTGGTCTTGCAAGGCAGTCATTGCGGCATCCTAATCGGGTTGTTTCGGGCGGGCTTCCGCGGCGACTCTACTCCAGAGAAATTCACCGACGCGACGAAGTAGTAGTAAGTGTTCCGCGGCTTGGCTTTGGTGTCACTTACCGTGAAGCGTGTTCCTTCTCCGCCAGTCTGTGTCGCTACGAGTTCACCGGCCCTCGAGTTGTTCGTCTTGCTGCGATACAGCCGGAACGAAGCGAACCGGTCAGGCTCATCAGGAGCTGTGGCGGTAACATCAACCTGAGATGCCGAGATAACCGCAGCTCGGATATTCCCCGGGATCTTCGGTGCCACAGGATCACCTATCGCGGCGAAGTCCTCGATGACTTCCCACTCGCCAGGAGACCCGTCTCCGGCTCGAAGACGAACCCTGAAGTCGTACAGGCCGCCGTCGTTCAGGTTACGGATCTCGACGGTGTTCTCCTCGCGGATACCGCCGATAGAGTTCCAGATGTTCCGATTAGCTCTGGACCACTGGAACTCGAAGTTCACATTGTCGCCTTTCTCCTTGTTGGTGTTCCGCTCTGGAACATCAGCACTGAGGATCACGTTTACCCGACGCTGGCCGTTGACTTTCTCGACCTCGGTCACCGCGGTGAAGTTAGTCACAGCCGGGACAGCATCCTCTCCCAAGCTGCTCGGGTTGACTGGCTCGTCGCCCTCCTCAATAGCGGGATCGAAGTCATAGAGAGTAGACTCCACAGAGGCAATCTGCATCTCTACGGTGAGCTCTTCCTCGTCGAAAGCGATACTGACCACTTCGAAGATGCCTGCTTGAATGTCGAGGTCCACGTAGTCTATCGTGATGAACCGTTCAGTCCAGGCCATCAGTCCGGTGATATCCGTAACGATGGTTCCCTGGTAGGCAGGGTTCAGCTTCTGATCCATGATCTTGGCAATTCGCCGAGCATGGTTGTGGTTGTCGATAGAGAACAGGTCGAGCGTAGTGTTCTTGACCGCCCCTCCCGACTTCCTCAGCATCTTCTGGTTGACCCACGGATCACTGGTGACCGGCGTGTAGTTGGCGTTCTTGTTCGTGTAGCGGATGATGATCTCGTTGGCCTCTTGGATCGGCGACGAGGCATCCGCTATATCAGCCATCAGAATGTGAATGTCCTCGATATGAACCGTGGGCTCTTCCCACCGTCCCACCTTGAACCCCACCTTCCCGTTAGACTTCAGGAACAGGCGGCCATCCATTGCGGCGTTTAGCCGGTTGATCACGTCCTTGGGCTTCTCTGTCATCTTCCACGACAGAGAGCCGTGGTACCGGCGCTCAGTACCCCCCGACTTGGTGTTGACCAAGCTGTCGGCATGAGTGGCTGCCTTAGCAAAGTCGTCCTCGTCGATCAGCGACATTGGGATGCCAGCTCCGTCGGGATGCGTCAGGTAGTATAGCATCAGCAACGGCAGGTTAGACGTCCACCGGTAAGTCCCAGTGCGAGGATCATAGGGCTTCGCGAAACGACCTAGCACGTTTACCAGTGGGATGCGGTTCGGGTACACCTTGGCCACCCGAGACGGGCCTACGGCGTCAGCATAGACAAGCGCTGTCGCCAGTCCGTCGCCCCGCCACTTGCGATCCACGATACTGGTGAAGGCCGACATGAGAGAGGCATAGACAGAGCTGCGATCCTCACCCGTCCGCCACTCTAGCCTCACGATGTTCCGCTTATCGTAGGGCTTGCTCTTGATCCAACCATCACTGTCCATGATGACAGATCGACTGTCCACGAACCACTCCTCGTAGCCGTCCACAGGTCCCTGGCCGAAGTACACGATCAGCCAGAGAGCGTTCTCCAGCGTCTCGAGGAAGATCAGCGGGCCACCTGTGCGAACTCGACCAGCGTGAACGATACGCTCCGGGGTAGACTGGCGGAACACCTGCTGAATGTCGTCAGGCTTGGGCTGCTTGACCATCAGCATCTGGATGAGCGCAAGGCCGACATTCAGCAGGACGCTGAAGATCATGGAGCCGGTGATACCGAGCGCTGCGAAGCCAGACGAGACGACGGCGAAGACAGCTCCTAAGAACGGCATGTCAAATCCTCCAGGCGGCGACCACCTTTACCTTGGTCAAGATCATCACGCCGTGAGTGCATTTCATGGCCCAGCGTCCCGACGGCGTTCGGATAGCCGAGATGTGTTCGGATGTGCCATCCTGACGATAGACACGAACCACTCCCACATCTCCGGGTCGAAACTCGTAGACGCGGGAGAGATCGAGCTCCTTGGCGATGCGGCGGAAGATCCGCAGCAGCCCGCCGTGCTCACGAAGGATCGCCGAGCACTCTTCTTCAGTCCGGTACTTGCCACGGAACAGCTCCGCCGGATCGTAGTTCCTGCCCTGAGAGATCATCCAGTCCGCGATGACGAGAGCGCAGTCAGTGTGGCCCCACACGAAGGGGCGGCTGGCTACATCTCTCAGAAAGCAGGAAACGTGATAAGCTTCGTTTCGATGCCTGCTAACCGCGAACATATGGCGTCTCCCGGTGACCTTCGGCGTTGGTCGGTGTCAGTCAGGTAGCTGTTCCTAGCTCTGGCACGTCCTTCGAACGGCGACTCTGCGGTGAGCACCAGCGACTGAAGCTGAGTCTCTTCATCCGTCTGACGCTTTGAAGACATGGTCTTCATCAACCCCCAGGTCATCACGAGCGGATTGCCCAGCAGGTTCCAGTCGTCGTCGAAGAACTGCCACATAACTCGGACGAGTCGATTGTAGTACTCATCTCCTGCAGATCGGGCTATCCGCATAAACCGACGGTCAATCCCCGACAGCTCGAACTTGAGCTCCGGGGCAGTGCCGTTATGCGACTGACGAATGCCAGTAACTGCACCCATTCCCATGGTGGGATACCACCGATTGCCTTCGAGGTCTGTGAACTCGGTGTGGCCCGGCCAGTACCTCTGAACGCCTGACGCGAAATGGAACTCAGCCATCCGCGCCAGGTTGATCTTCTCTCCTTGAAGGAGACGTCTCTGAAGCCTAGAAAACTCCACCGAAGCTCTCCCGTGCGATAATCGAGGGCTCGTAGGTCTCCCAAGCCCTCAACGTCAGCTGACCACTGCCAGGCTCAGCAAGCGTCATGGTTGCTCGAGGATCATCGAAGTCCAGCAGCTGACGAAGCGGCGTGTCCGTCCTCATCGGCGGAATAAAGTCGATGTACCCCGAGTCCACGTCTCCCACTTCGCTGGACAAGTTGTGTCTCTCTACATTGATGATCATGTAGAGACGCTGCCGACTCGTCTTGTCTCTTACCGAGAAATACTGGCCTCTGCGAATGCGGCCCGACCGATGACAGTCGATCCAGATCCGAGTAGTCCCAGCCGGTATCGTGGCTCCGTAGGGGTTGTTCCCTGGTGCGGCTACAGGGTAGACCTGAATAATCTGCTTCCTGTTGACGTTGCCGCCCACCGTGACAGTCGGCTTACTGCTCATCCAGTCGAAGCCTGTAGGCCATGGCGCCTGTCGTCGGTCATAGACGGGAATGATGTACTCGCGAGCACCGCCCTCCATTTTGGCGATGGCAGCCCGCCACTCGCGAACCTCGTCCGCTGTGGCCAGGTTGTACTTTATCTCAGCGTACCAGTGGGGCGCCGCCGACTGAATAGTCTGACGACGCCCGTCTGGCAGAGTCGGGCCGACCTTCACCGAAGGCATGGGGTGGAACATCACCTCATTCGGCCTCAGGATAGGCGGCATATCCTCGAACGTGCTTACCATGTCAATCGTCCCGCCATTCGTTGCTGCGGCTACGCTGAAGCTCCTTGATCAAGTCAGACTGAGCACGACGGATCTTCTTGTCGATACGATCCACAGTAGCTCCGTTAGCCTCGCCCTGGATAGTGATGTTGGTATCACCGAACTGGTAGTTGCTACCACCTCGGCCACCGTGCATCTTCACAGGAATAGACCTGCCATCCGGCAGTGGAACCGCAGCCTCGGGACCAGCCTCGCCGAAGACAGCAGGACGATTAGTCACACCGCCCTTGGCAAAGCCGCCTCCTATCAGGCCTAGGATAGCGGAGATGAAGCCACCAAGCCCGCCTCCTCCACCGCCACTGCCTCCACCTGCCAGGGCGCCTCCTAGATCAATGAAGCCTTTCCCGAGTGTACCAAGACCCTCGGTAGCGACGTTGGTAGTCTGGCCAAACTTAGCGAGTGCCTGCTCAGCGCCAGCCAGTCGGCCCGACCAGTTGTGCATCCCTTCAGGATTGCCCCACGAAAAGCCTTGAGGACGTTCAAAGCCGCCAAAGGCAGCGGTGGCCTCGCGGACGTTCGTAGAGCTCGTCAGAGCGTTCCAAGCCCGACTCTCGGGACCCTGCATCTCGAGCCAAGCTAGCTCGTGCTGCTTCATCGGATCGCCAAGGAAGCCGCTGATGCCAGCTCTTCTGTTCTGATGATGCTGGTACAGCCCATGAGCCAAGCCTCCGTCGCCCACAGCAGAGGGGTTGAAGCCAGACTCGGCGCCTATGTTGCCCATGACACCCGCGATCTGGTGGGGCTTAAGCCCCTTCGAAGCCCAGAAATTCCAGGCCATCGACTGAGCGTCACCACCGCCCACTTCGGTGCCAGCAGAGAGTCCGTTGACGGCTTCGTCTACGGTCTGAGCCACAGCTGATACGCCACCGGCGCTGCTGCCACCGCCACCGCTTCCTCCTGCCAGTCGTTTGAACACGCCAGCGAAGGCACCTTCACCGATCAGAGCTCCCTTGAGCAACTCAGCTATCAGACGCATGATCGCCTGCTTGGCCTGGTCGCCGCCCTGAACCACACCCATGAGAGCCTGCTCGAGGGTGGAGGCCATGAACTTGCCGGCTTCCTCGGCAGACTTCTGAGCGTCCTTCAGGTCTTCTGTCTGCTGCTGGATCTCAGCCATGATAGCGGCCTTGTTCCGCAGCTGCTGCTCCTCCTGAGGAGACAGCGCAATGCCCTTCTGCTGAGCCTGCAGCAGGAGTTCCTGCTCGAGCCTGTATCGACGGCCAGCCTCCTCGGTCATGCCAAGGGCTGTCATCTCGATCCGAAGCTGAGCGATGCGAAGGTCTGTAGCCCGCATAAGCTCGGCGTAGGTGTCGATAGCCTTCGTTTCCTTAGGCTTGTCGACCCTATCCGGATCGAAATCCAGCAGATTGGGCTTCTTGGGAGGCTGAACCTCGGGTCCCGCCAGCACAGGCCCGCGGAACTCAGGCCCAGACTCCGTCGGCGAACGTACAGAGTAGACTCGCTTGGCAACCTGTTCGTAGGCTTCCAGCGCTCGAGCGGCCTTGCCTGCTTCCTCAGTAATCTCGAGGAAGTACTTGGCCGCCTCACGCTGGCTGGCCGATGCTCTGTCGTCCTCGGCGATGGCCGCCATTTGCTCGCGGAACAGCCGAAGGTTCGGCTCGCCAGCAGCGATGCCCTCGTCCAAGTCCCGCATAGCCCGACGGAACTGCTCCAGCACGTCAATGCTGCCAGCGAAGTCCTCCATGCTGTAGGAGGTGAAGCTCCTGCCGGGGAACGCGCTCGCGGCGTCCTTCGCGCCGGTCATGACTGACTCGCGAAGGTCGTCTTGCACGAAGCCGCTCAGGGCGCCAAGGACTCTGACGGACTCGTCAGCGTACCCCTTTACTCCCTTGGCGGCCTCGCCGTAAGCATCCTTAATGCGACCAATCAGGTCCTCATGACGCTTCAGGGCCTCCTCAACCTGACTGCTGCCGGTGCCCCACGTCGACCACAGGTAAGAGACACCAGCGGCGAGTGCGGCGAGTCCGACCACAGACAGGTTGATCGGGTTTAGCATCTGCATGAAGCCGGCGCCTAGCGCGGCTATGGCGCTTCGGATCGTGGTGCCAGGCCCAAACATCTGGGCTATCTGAGCGCCCTGCTGAGTGATGACGATGAAGGGAGACTGGCCTGTGGCAAGTCCCATCGCTATGTCGTTCAGCTGGAACTGAAGATTGCCCATGTTCTGCATGGTCAGATGCGTGGCGTTGGTTGCACTCCGCCCAAAAGTCTGCATCTGATTGCCGGCGCTGACTGCCCCGGCACCCGCTGCGTCCATCCTCGACTTCAGTGACGACAGGACGGCAGCAGCGTCCGAAGAAGAGATCGTTCCCGCTTCTATAGCTCGGTTCAACCGGGCCACTTCAGCGCGGAAATTCTGGGCCGCAGAATAGCCTTCGATGTACTTACGGCGCAGGGCCTCGGCTGTCTTGGCGGCGTTAGCGAAGGACTTGTCTCCCCGTTCCGTATCCTGTGCCAGCTGATCCCCAGCCTTGCCAGCCTTACGCTGTGCCTCCTCAAGGAGCTTGAGCTTGGAGATGGCGGTCTCAGCGCCAGTAACAGCGGCCTCGATGCGGAGGGAGTTGATCGTGGTAGTCATCAGAGCCCTCGCTTCCGGTTCTCTTCTTCGGCTCTACGTTCTTCGGCGATCTGTTCGTGACGATCCTTGATGAATGTGGCGTCTAGCGCACGGATCAGGGTCTCGAACCGCCTGAACGAGTCTTGGTCCTCATCGTAGCCATACGCCTGAGCGTAGGCCACGATAGAAGCGAACGGGATAGCCAGCGGCACCCCGTTCGTAAAGTTGCGATCACCGCTCAGTGACCAGAAAGCCTCGAGGATATGCGTCAGCTCAGGCCTGAGCTCGGGCTGAGTCCTCAACGGCAAGGGTAGACGGCCGTCCCTCTTTGTCCATTCGTCGAACTCGGCAAGATCTTCGCCGTAAACGATGGCCCAACGAAGGACGGCTATCAGTTTCCCTTGTCTTCCTCGAGCTGCTCCTTCTTGGCATTCCGGACCTGCTGGCTCGCCCAGTAAGCGGCGTTCCACAGGTCTATGAGGTCGGGATCCTTGAAGTACTCGAGCGCTTTCTCGGCCGAGTAGTGGATAGGCGTGCCATCGTCCTCGGTGAGCCCTCGCCAGTCGAGCATGACGCACTCCACGAAGGCGTCTACCTCAACGTCCATAGTGCTCAGCTTGTCCGGCGGCACGCCATTCGCTTTCGCTTCCGCAGCCTTCTCTCGGATAAGGTCGGCGCGGCGACGCTGGTAGTCGACGTTCTCCAGGCCACGGAGCTTGATAGCGACTCCGTCCAGCCAGGGAATGTCGATCCAGACTCCGCTGCGGATAGCAGCGGAATTGACCTTGATCTGAGATACCTTCACTTCTTGCCTCCACCGGTGAGCGGAAGCTTCGACTCGGCGGTGTCAGCCGGCTCGGCATGCCCCTTGGTGACGAGCAGCTGAGCGTAGTCGTCGTCCAAGTTATCGACGACTTCTCCTGCGCCGAACAGACGGTAGACTCCGTCTGGGTACCCTTCGAAGGAATGAAGAACGCGGATCTTCATGCGACGGCCCTCGTGATCTTGAGGCTGGTGGCCTCAGTGTTGTCGTACGTACCCCTGAACGGGATACGGACCTTAATGTCGTCGTTCAACGACTTGCCGATACGCTCACCATCGCCGTACCGCAGACGCGGCAGCAGGAGAGTGTACTTCTTGTTGGCCTCGAAGCCGATGGTGACGGAAAGGGCACCAAGATCGTGACGATCCACGATCTCGTAGTGGCTCTTATCCTCGAAGTAGATCGTGATCTCGCCTGTCACGTCGCACTTGCCGACGCGAGGCTGCAGCGAGTACTCATCGTCTACCACAGGACGCTCGGCCAGATTGTTGTTCACGTTGAGCGAGAAGCTCAAGACCTTCGGCGCGGCCAGCGTGACGGCAGTGCCAGTGAAGGACCCGATCACCAGAGACCCAGAGGTCGGGATGATCTTCTCGGTGTTGACCGCGGTGTAGGTCGCACCAGTGATGAGCGTATGACCCGTGGCATGATCCTCCTTCTTCCCGAGGAAGCCGAAGGTGGTCATCATCTTCTCGCGAGCGGGAGCCTCGAGCGACCACGTGTCGACCATCATGCCGGGGAAGCGAGCATAGCGGGGGTTTGCGCTTCCCACCTCGGACGTCTCTTCGATGGTGAACGAGCGAAGAGTCGAGCCGACCTTGAGGACGTTGGTGGTCCAGGTGCCCATCAGGCAGGCCTCGATCAAATCATCGAAGCTGCCATAGCTGAACTCGGCCTCGATGCTGCCGCCGGCCGAACGCGAGAGGACGATCTCGTCCACCACGTTGCGGTCATCGCGGATCTCATCCGAGGTGGCCGTGCCCTTGTTGCCACGGAGGGAGTTGCGGTTCAGTCGGAGGTTCTTGAACGTCGGCGTGGCCGGCGTAGTCCCCCAAGTAGTCTCGGCGATGTATGCCGTACGAAGACGAGAGCCCTGATTGATGGCCATGGAGACTGCTCCTATTTGACGAAGTAGTAGGTATAAGCGACTTCGACGGTGACATATCTCAAGCCATTGACCGTCTCGTCTGTTGACACCAAGTCCTCTGTACAGACGTCTTCGAACCGCTTGGCGCGGAACAAATCCATCAGTTCCTCCTTGGTATCATCGTTAGCCACACGGTCCTTGTTTGGTCGCGTGACCAGCGTTAGGATCGCTCGGCCCGTTTCCTCCCAGGCAGCGGGAGTGCCGTAAGGCGCCATGCTAGTCTGGGTTTGCACAGAGGCATCAAACTCGAGCGTGAGGCGCTCGCTGGAGCCGGGGACGCCGGCGCCAGCATCATCCGGACCTACAACTGGAGTCTGGCTCCAGTTAGCCGTTAGGTAGGCCAAGAACGCATTGACTACGTTTTTATCTGCCATCACCTAAACCTTATGATGAGAGCGGGGTTGCGGCGATCCCGAGCCTGCTGGTGGCGATTGCGTCCCGGCCTCTTCTGAGCCCACCGGCCAAGATGTGTACCGCCTCCTATGATATCGGCGAAGGTAAACTTGACTGAGACACCGCCGCCCCGAAACTTCTTCTGAGCGTATTTAGCCGCGTTCTCGAACAGCTTTCCGGGAAACTTACCCTGACCGCGTTCGATCTTTCGAGCATAGGCCACAGTTGGGGCTATGATGATCTCAGAGGCTCCTACAGCCTGCGCCGGATCCGTCACGCGGACGCCATCGGCGTAGATCCATATCGTGTCCCTGAAGCGTCCTGTGAGGACAGGTGCAGTCCTCCTGAGGTAGATCATGATCTGCTCTACCAGATCGCTGACTATCTCGTACTCGACGACGACGCTGCCCGGAACCTTCAAGCCTTCCAGCGTGTCGCTGATGCGACCGTCCACGTAGATGACTTTCTCAGGTATCCGGCCCAGCGCCGTCCTGTTGATGTTGTCCGCCTTCTGTATCTCCTTCTCAGCGAACTTGCGGAACGCCATGGTCTGAGCCTTAGGCGACAACGTGCGATCTATCAGAGCCTCGATTGCCTGGCCCAGTGGCTCGATCCGAGTCTTGACAGCCATCAGCCGACTCCTTCGAGCTCCACCTCGTAGGCCACGTTGTGAGGCCTGACGTGAATGCCAGTGATCGTCCATTCCTTGCCGCTGATGACAAGTACATCCACATTCGGCCTCAGCGGCAGGAAACGAGCAGGAACGTCCTCTCCTATCAGCAAGAACCTTCGGAGGAACGGTGACAGGTTACGGTCCTCCTCGCTTGTGCTGGAGAGCCTGATCTGAACCGCAAGAACCTCGGCATCGTCGAGGCCCTCTCGGCGCAAGGTTACGGTGCTCGCGCCTCGCGCGATCATCATCGCTCGGGTTGACGCTGAGAAGCTCATCACGGCACCAGGCGGTAGGGAGACACAAGACGATCAATAGCAGCCTCGTTCGACTTCATCAGCGAGCCGGTGGTGTCCCACTCGTGGCTCCCTACTCCGTCTATGACGATGCGCCTAAGTCCTACGTCGTTCCTGGTGCTCGAGTAAAGCGTTCCCACAGTCAGGAGCAAGGCCTGCTTGATGGGAGCAGGAACATCAGCGGCTGAGGGACCGAAGCCTGCGACGAACCGAACCCGAACTGCCTCTGGCTTACCCGACACGAGCGGCCAGGTGTAAGGAGCGACAGCAGAAATCGTTGTCCGACCAGTGTTCCACCGTCGGATAGCGTAGTTGTCGGAGTCGATCAACTGATCCGCGCCGTTGATATCATCGTAGTGGATCGTAGTGATCGAGCTAGCAGGAAAGGGCAGCTCCATAGACCGAAAGTCATCGTAGTGCTGGTCCCACGTCTGCGATATCATGCAGCGGCCGAGGACTCCGTTCCATCCGTCGAAGTACTGGACTGCTACGTCTATCAACGCCTCGAGCAGAACATCATCGTCTGTGGACGTGATCCGGCAATGACGTCTCGCCTCGACGACGGAGATGGGCTTGACGTTAGGAGCAGAGTACCGTGTCGGGGCGTATCCCATCTTCTTCTCCTGAAAAGTGAGGCCCGCCCGAAGGCGAGCCTCAGCCTCAGATTACTGGGGCGGGTTAGCAGTCGGCTTGTAGGCCGGATAGCCAAGAACAGCCACAGCCGCCAGGAAGATGTTGCCGGAGTCGTTGCCCGACGGAGTCACCGTCAGACGGACGTACCGCTTATTGCCACGATAGCCGATCTTCCGCGTCTCGGTATCGTCGTCAAAGGCGAAGCCGGCGAGGGCCTCGGTGCCATTCAGGTCGGCGTCCGCCACAGCCGAGAAGTTGGCTCCGGACTCGTCGGACTCCTCGACGAGCACGGCGAAGGTGGCGTTGGCGTCGGTGTTCGTCCCGATGGAGAGAGCGAACATGAGAGCATCGTAGCCCTTGCGGTCGACGACGGTCCCGACGATGGCAGTGTTGTCGGTTCGAGCAGCCACCGGAGGAATGACGTTCCGCAGGTGGAGGTTGTTCGTGATATCACGCATTAGTGCGTCTCCTGAGAAGGAAGGTGACCCGGCGCAAGAGCGCCGGGCCTATTGATCAGGTGGTGCTGAACTTGAGGAACTTCAGCGCCTCGAAGTCGAGCGCACCGCCGCCGACGCGCCGGGTCGTGTAGAACCCGATGTACGGCTTGTTAGTGAGCGCGTCACGCAGGACACGGATGCCAGTGCGGTCCACGATGGTGTAGGCCTCGGCGAAGTTGCCGAACGCGATGGACAGCGAGTCCGCGCCGACAGTCGGCATGTCCTCGCACTCCATGACGGGGAAGCCGATGAGGTTCCCGGTCTCGAAGG